ATAAAACAATCAGATTTGTAAACACATATTACAACAAAAAGATTTCCGACAATGACATAGCAGACTCTATCGGCATCGGTCACTACGCACTGAGTAACTGGGAAAAGCTGGGTTGACAAGGAGGGGTTGTGGCTGTTAAACTTTATACTAACGAGGCTTGGCTTCGTAAAAGATTTTTGGTAGATCGCAAAACTCCGCAAGAGATTGCAAAAGAGTGCGGGGCAAGCGTAGAAACAATATATCTTTATTTGGCTAAATTTAAACTAAGGAAATCAAAACGTTGAGGGTTGTTAAACATTTTGTCAAAGTGGCAAGGGTGCAGTTCTTGAGACTTACATGCAAGCACGAGAGTTCGCATGAGGCGTCATGCCCCTTTACGGGGATGACATATATTAATTGTGTTAAGTGTTGGAAGAGACTAGGGGTAGTACCAACTAATGAGCAAGCAAACAGAACTTAAAATTACAGAAATTATGTCGGGCATCGAGAAGATGCTTATTGATAAAAACAGGGCTTATGGAGATTCTGCATTAGACCCAGTAAAAGTTTTTTCTAAGGAAAGCACGGTAGAACAGCTATACGTAAGAATTGACGACAAGCTTTCTAGGGTACAGAGAGGTCATGAATACCCAGGAGACGATACCATAATCGATTTAGTAGGATACCTAGTCCTGCTTCTTATCGCAAAGGATAAAAATGAGAGAGTACAGTAGTAAAGAGCAATTGTCATTTGACGACATTCTTTTAGTTCCACAGATTTCAGATGTCGCTAGCAGAAAAGATGTTAATCTGGGGGTAGTCCTAGGTAGTGGACTTAATTCAATTAAGCTTCAGACTCCTATGATTGCTGCCCCAATGGATACCGTTTGTGAATACGAGATGGCATCAGCTATTCGAAAAGCTGGGGGAATTGGAATTATGCATAGGTATATGAACATTCAAGATCAGGCGCAACAAGTAAAGCTAGCTAAGGCAATGGGCTCAATTTCTGGAGGCTCTGTTGGAGCTACGGGCTCTTTCTTGGACGATGCCCTAGCATTAGCATCGGCAGGTGCTGCTCTAATTCTTGTAGATGTCGCAAACGGTCACAGCATGCATGCAATTAACGCAGTCAAGCAGTTGAGAAAGCTGTTTGGAGACGGCATGCACATCATGGCTGGGAATATTGCTACCTGGGAGGGCTACGCAAGGTTGGCTGACGCTGGCGCAGACTCTGTTCGCGTTGGGATTGGTGGAGGATCTGCATGCACCACAAGAGTTGTCAGCGGCCACGGTGTCCCAACACTAGCTTCAATTATGGACATTTCCTCTAATTTTAGAACGTCCAAAGGCCCAACTCTGATTGCTGATGGGGGAATCAGAAACTCTGGAGATGCAGCTAAGGCTATTGCTGCTGGAGCAACGGCAGTAATGGTTGGAAGGCTTTTAGCTGGTACCGATGAGTCCCCAGGAGACTCTCTTGACGGGTATAAGGTTTTTCGAGGAATGGCATCTAGGGAGGCACAGGAGGCTGGTAGAGGTGTTGTTTCTGGTGTAGAGGGTGTTGCTACTAGGGTTAAATGCATTGGACCTGTTAATAATATTATTAATGACTTCCGAGCTGGACTAAGTAGTGCGTTGTCTTATACTGGCGTGGACAACATCATTGACTTCCAAAGGGATAGCGTGTATAATAAAGTATCAAGTAATTCTTTAAACGAAACTAAACCTCACGCAAAGGAATAAAGTGCCAAGACGCAAAAAGACAACAGCCAAGCCAAGTGTTTTCACTATTGAGCCTTACATGGAGGCTGACGGCTTTCCAATTCATGCTGGAGATCTTATTAAGATTAAGGGTGAATATGGGACTAAGTTTATGTTCCGTGGCATCACAACCAACACTTTGACAGGGTCGACTTGGGTAGACTGCTTTGAAATTTTTAGAGGCAAGGCTCAGCAGTTCCGTGCATTCAAAGAAGATAGGGTTAAAAGAATTCCACAAAGAGGAAAGAGGGCTAAGCGTGTCGTCAAACACTGAGGAGCAGTTGGTCCAGCACCTGGACACAGTTAATAAAGTTGTGGGGGAGTACCTGAAAGGTAGTGATCCAACAAAAATTTCTAAGCAGCTAGACATGCCAAGAACTAAGGTGGCCGCTATGATCAAAGAGTGGCAGTCTATGGCTTCAGACAATTCTGCAATTAGAGCCAGGGCAAAAGAAGCTCTGGCTGCTGCAGATGAGCATTACGGAAGGCTTATCTCTAAATCTTACGAAGTCATTGATGATGCAGATACCAACGGTGACTTAAGATCAAAGTCTGGAGCCATCAAGCTAGTGATGGACATTGAATCTAAGCGTATCGAAATGTTGCAAAAGGCAGGCTTGCTAGAAAACAAAGAGCTTGCAGAAGAGATGCTTGAGATCGAGCGCAGGCAAGAAATCTTGATGAACATTCTTAAAGACGTTGCTGCAGAGCACCCAGAGATCAGGGATAAGATTATGACAAGGCTATCAGAAGCTTCTCAAAAACTAAACGAAACGGTAACCATAGTTCAAAATGTTTGATGATTTCATAGAAGCTTTAGAGGATAACCCATTTGAAGAAATTCCAGTAGGCGTTAAGGAATTTGTTGAGGGGGAAGAGTTTCTTGCTCAGCCACCGCTTTCTTCTATTCAGTATGACATTGTAGAAGCAATGAGCCAGATCTACAAAAAAGAAGATTTAATTAAAAATTTAGGTCATGAAGACGGGGCTAATCATTACAAAAAATACACCAAGAATGAAATTATTTTGCAGCTGGGCAAGGGTAGCGGTAAAGACTTTACGTCTACCGTAGCTGTTGCTTACCTAGTTTACAAACTTCTATGCCTTAAAGATCCAGCTAGGTATTATGGAAAGCCAGCAGGCGACGCTATTGATATCATTAACGTTGCCATTAACGCGCAACAAGCTAAAAATGTTTTCTTTAAAGGATTTAAAACAAAGATTGAAAGGTCTCCCTGGTTTGCTGGGAAGTACTACTCCAAGATGGACTCCATAGAGTTTGATAAAACTATTACTGTTTATTCTGGTCACTCGGAAAGAGAGTCTCACGAGGGTCTAAACCTAATGGTTGCGGTACTGGATGAGATATCTGGCTTTGCAAGCGAGACAAGCACTGGCAACGATCAAGGAAAGACGGCGGACAACATTTACAAGGCTTTCCGAGGAACTGTAGATTCTCGTTTCCCAGACCTTGGAAAAGTTGTTTTGCTTTCTTTCCCTAGGTACCCAGGAGACTTTATTTCTACAAAGTACGAAGACTGCATTTTAGAAAAAGACGTTATCTCAAAAGATCATAAATTTATTATTAATCCAGAGCTGCCAGAAGGCCAGGAGGGTAACTCGTTTGAAATTCAGTGGGAAGAGGATCACATACTTTCTTACAAGTATCCAAACACCTATGCCCTTAAACGTCCTACGTGGGAGGTTAATCCAACACGTAAAATTGAAGACTTTAAGCTAGCATTTTATACAGACCTGGGGGACGCTATGATGAGGTTCTTGTGCCTTCCAAAGTATTCCTCTGATGCGTTTTTTAAACAAAGAGAAAAGGTGCAGGCCTGCATGACAGGCAGGAATCCCTTAGACAGTGTTAGAAGGTTTGATACATCCTTTAAGCCAGACCCTAATAAAAAATATTTTGTGCATGCTGACCTTGCTCAAAAACATGACAAATGTGCAGTAGCAATTGCTCACGTAGAGAAGTGGGTAAACATTCAGGTAATTAAAGACTACGAGCAAGTAGTCCCTTTTGTGGTTGTAGATGCTGTTGCATGGTGGGAGCCAAAGATCGAGGGGCCAGTAAATCTTTCCGAAGTTAAGCAGTGGATTCAAAATTTGCGTCGTCTAGGCTTTGACATTGGTATGGTATCTTTTGACCGATGGCAGTCCTTTGATATTCAAAACGAACTTAAGGCCGTTGGGATGAGGACTGATACAGTGTCGGTAGCTAAAAAGCATTACGAAGATATGGCTATGCTTCTTTATGAAGAAAGATTGGTAATGCCTGCAATCGATTTGCTTTTTGAAGAGCTTACTGAGCTTAAGATTATGCGCAATAACAAGGTCGATCACCCACGCAAAAAATCCAAAGACCTTGCAGACGCGGTATGCGGAGCAGTGTTCGGTGCCATCTCTCACACACCAAAAGATGCAAACCTTGAAGTAGAGATTCATACATTTAAAGACAGATCTAAGAGCCAACTTGAACCAATGGGCGATGACGTGATACAATATAAAGCCAGGGAAATGCCCGAC